AGAGGAAGAAAAAGGACATAGTGATTAATAAAATATTTGATGAATATAGAAACTATCATATCTATAATATTTGGTGTTGGAGGAATTGGTTCTATTGTCATTAAAAACTATCTCGATAAACAGACTAAAAAAGAAGACAGAGAACTAGATACAATCAATGATCTGAGGGAAGAAATAAATCTGTTGGGAGAAAGGATAGACCAGCTAATGCAAGAGAAACTAGACCTATCTATTAAGGTTGCTAGGCTTGAGGAAAGGTTATTAGTGTCAGCAAAAAATAGAATAAAAAGTCATGAATCTAACCACTAAAATAATCATTGCTTTAGTTGTAAGTTTCACAGCTAACATTGTTTTGTTGATGAAGTTATTTGAAGAGCCTAAGCAGCAAGACAATTCCTTGCTGTACCAAGAGATAGATAACAGCAAAAAACAAGTAGCGCAGCAGCAAGAAAAAATACAAGACCTAAATACAAAGATTAAGCAATTTCGTTTAGTAGAGGACTCTCTTCAGGTTACTTTACAAGAGAACAAACAAAAGTTAATAAAGAACAATGAAGCGGTATATCAAATACCCAATAGTGATCTTAACGATTCTGTTAAGTTTATACTGGCAGGAATCTAAAGCACAGTGTGTTCTTACAGAGGATGAGTGTCGTAAAGTAATTATTCTGAAAAATCAGCGGGACAACTACCTTGAATCTTGGAAGCTAAGTGAAGGGCTGTATGATAATGCGCAAACGCAGCTTATACTAAAAGACAGTGTGGTTCAAAGCTATGTGGTAATACAACAACAGCAGGTTAGATCAATTAAACTATTGACAGATATAAACCAACAGCAAGAAGAGAACATTGTAAAATTAGAAAAGGCAGTACGCATACGCAATACTGCTATTCGGATAGGTATACCTATTGGGTTTGGGTTAGGTATTTTTACGGGAACGTATCTGTCTGTTTTTCTGAAATAGATTATATTCCTCTTTTGAGAGGTACTGAATGTCACCGTTAAAACTCTGCAAGTAGACACCTTCCCCAGTCTCTTCAATCACAATGTATCCCCACATCTTAGAATCCAAATTGATCATAGAACCCTAATTTTTTTAAGATGCGCTCAGATTGTTTGTACTTGGGATGATTTCTACAATCATGTCCAATAGATGAATTATTAGCTACCAATTTAGTTTGTGACTCAGTAACCAATTCTATTCTTTTGTGGCAATGTTTCCACCACTGCTTTAAAGTAATTTTATTCTGACACTTCGGACACTGCATAATTTTCTAGTAATATTTTTTTAATCTCTTGCCTTCTTTCTTCAAAATGATTCAACAGTTCTACTGTTTCTTTCTTAACATCATCTGATGGTTTGTTGCAGAACTGTCTTGCAAGATTACGAATAATCAAAGATATATGATAAATAATGTACTTGTCTGTATAAATCACTTTATCTGCGTGTTTTATACACGCAAAATCTATGACAGAAACAAAGGTGCAAAATATATCTCTACGATTTTCCATACTCATATCTTCAGCATGGTTTTGAAACTTTTCTACTAAGCTCTCATAGAATATATTATCGTCAATATTTAATCTATCAAACTCATAATATAATTTATCGAAACTTTTTTTACTAATATTAATAATTTGCTTATCTCTGTGTTTAGCATCATACATATGAGAGAAAAACATTTCACGAATAGTAGATACTAGTGCAGATATTGCAACTCTAGTTGAACTACTTTCCGCAATAAATTCTTGTTCATTTTCCTTCATTGACTAATATAATTAAAAGTTCGTAAAAGTCTTGTTTTGTCATGCAGACAATTTCACCAACGTGAGGTTTCTTCCAGAAGATAGTATTGATACAATCATCTGTTGGCATTTCATTAAGTATCTCAAACAGATTAGGATTATTCTTATATCTTTTTGCTTGTATGTGAAAGCCATAATTCTGTGTACCAAAGATATCAACCTTAGCGTCATCTAATTTACGTGATGAGTAACGTGATGTAGATATATCTTCATCATCCAAGAGTTCTCTCAGCTCTTTTGCTAAGTCTCTCTCGTATTGATGACCTGCTCTACGAGCGTTAATCGTTTTGGAACTTGTCTTCTTTTGTGAAGATTTCTTTTGTGGTATCATTAATTCTGTTTGAATATAAATTCAGTAGGATTTTGTATCGCCCTTCTACATCTGGTACTGTAACACTAAAAGGTTCATCTTCATTGTGCTTGTATGAGAAACAAGCAAACAATAAATTTCTTTTAGCTCGATCGTAAGTATCAGCAGAACAACAACAGTAATAATCTTTAATATCTGTTGTTACTTTAAAATAGTAATCAGTCTTCTTTAAATTTCTCATAAATAAAACCTTCTCTTACAGCATATATAAACATATCATTCATTGTATGGATACCTAAATCCTTTACCCATTGTAACTCAAGCATATCAGACAGTGACCTGTTTAAGTCCTTTGAATACTTTAATAGTTTATGGTGTAACCCATTTTCTTTCTTATCGTTCTTCACTCGTTTTCTGTAGTTGTTTGACCACTTTAATTTACTCCTTACTCCCTTTCTCCTGCCACTCTTCTTCGGTGTCCTTATGTCTACTACCTCTACCTCCTGGGCTTTGTTTTTGAATTGGGAAAAGTAATCGTTCGAACTCATCATTCCATCTATTTAGTATAGCCATGTTCACACTTTTTTGCTCCACATAATGACCGACAAAAGAATTTCTCATTTGGATTCTTGTCAAAGATAGCGGTTTCAAGTGAATGTTTTATGCGGGGAATAGTAACCCTAACCATCTCAACAGCAGAGCTTATATTTTTCTCACTCCTTCTAATCTTTTTTACTTTCAAATTTTCCTTGTACTGTGGTATTCTGAAGCCTTTTGTTTTAATACTATCAACCTGTTCCTTCGCAAAGAGATACAGATTCTGTTGATGGTTGTACTTTTTTTCATCCCATCTACTCTTCCAATCGTAGTGGTACTCTCCTGCGTCAAGGTCAATATAACCCTTGAAACGATAGTTGTCAATTTCCCATTCTATCAATCTCTCTACAGATGTTACATCTTTATATATCTCAAACGAGTCTATCGAATCAAGTAGTTTGGTGTAGGTAGATTGCGCCCAGCGATCTGTAAATGGATTGTTGTCAAACTTTATAACTAACTTCTTGCGAAAAGTATCCTTGATTACATCTAGCTTTAGGTCTCCACCTTCAAGCCAAAAGTTATAGAAGTCTTCCATTACCTCATGGTAGGAAGATCCAGCATAGGCATAGAAGTTTCCTTTACGATTACCTAAGACATAGGTCTCGTACCAAGTGTACGGACAGTGTACATATGATGATACCCTAGAGTAAGACCACACCATACTGTCCCATTGTTCCGCAAGGAACTGATCACATAATTTTTTATTTACCACGGAAGTTTTTTATTATCCACACAAATAATAATATATAAAACACAGCAGTACCTGTAGCTACAATAGTCATAGCAAGAATAGCAAGTATTTCAATCATCTAATATATCTAATAATCGGTTTGAAATCTTTCGTTTAAGGCACTCAAGGTAGACCATCATGTCTGCTAGTTCTTCCTGTGCGTGTTCTATCCACTCCTCTGGTGATAGGTCAGCATCGTCAACGTACACACCATACTTGCTAAAGCCTTTCTCCTGCTGTGCATCAATGATACTTTTTACTTTATCCTTTATTTTCATTTGATGTTATGGATTACTGTTCCTATTAGACCTTCTTCCTTGTTGTAGATAAAACCTTCAGCACCCTTGATTGCCCCAACAAATCCTTTTTCTGAATGCCAGGCATCTGCTGCAGAAGGGGAGGTAATGTAGGTAACATTAACAGATCGGTAGTCTTTACTTTGTTGAGTCAAGTATTTCTGTCTGTGGTGTAGATGACCTAGTAGCCAATATCTATATGTGGTCTCTCCCCATAACTTAGGTTGCTCATTACTCATTAGTGATGGTAGGTCTTGAGGTTTTTCATTGTGACCATGAGCTAGACCAATTAAGTTCTCTCCCCACTTATAATACTTACGGACAGGTGGATTGTTGTTTATCATTACGTTTGGGTGCGAGTCAAACACAGCAGTCAATGTTTCACCTAAATAGAACACACGCTCGTGGTCGTGGTTAGAGAACACAGTAAATGTATCTACGGGAGCAATCTTTGATAGTCTAATAATAGCTTCTGTGATTAGTTGAACTCCAACTCGAAATAGTTTCTGCCAACGAATGTCATCCATCTGTGGTGTACCCTTGGTAGTTTGTGGAAACGGGAATGCCTTGTCACTATTATATATGTCATTACCAATTGGGAACAGAATCCTTTCCACATCGTAGGACGATGACTTGTAAATCATGTCCTCAATAGCGTAACGGAATCTTTCAATAGCAATCTTATAGTCATAGTCCTCTCCTGTCTCTTGTCCCCAGGCTAACTTACCAATATGTAGGTCGAAAATACATGGAACGAATAGATTATTAGACTGCTTCTTTATGGGAATCTTGCCCCAAGACTTAGAGTCAATTGACTTAATCGCTTCCTTGACTGCATCAACGTAACCCTCACGAATAGCCTCAAGAGATACTGTTCCGTTTCTGATATAGACTGATGCCTCCTTACTTTTAATCCATGCAGCATCCCAATTCTCTGGAAGCATACCGTTATTCTCTAAGGTAGTAGAAACAGTGTTGTCTCTAAGACCCATAGCGGTAATTCTTTTTCGTATAGCTCTTGAGTCAAAATTGTCGTGGTACTTTTCAGATAAGCAATTTGCAATTGACTCAGAACTAAGACCTTCTGAGAAGAGTTGCTCGGTTTCTGAATCGTATGATTTGTATTTAGGCATATTGTATAATTTAAAAAGTGCGGGGGAAAAATATGTTATGTTCGTTTTGTTTGTTTGAGGTTTGCAACCTTTGAGAGAAACAGAACGACCATCTCTGACAATGGATATACAACCCCCGCACGTAAACCAATTAATAAAAACAAAATTATAATTTATTCTCTATTATCCAAATGTTTTTTATGTATTTGCTTCAACATATCCTTTAAATCCTTTATATCTCCATACTCTGTGTGGCAAGTTCTACAGAGAGCCATCAGATTTTCTATCTCATCTGCAGACTTTGATCCTCCCATACCGCGAGATTCGATGTGATGTATATCAACAGCACGTTTAGAACATATCTCACACGGAATAAAGTCATCCATAACATAATCGAATTCCTTTAAATATATCTTGGTATACTTTTTCATACGTTGGTATACTATGACCTTGGTTTTAATATATTAACTGGACTCTTACCCTTCTTAATCATGTACATATCGTAAGCTAATGCTGCCTCACGTTCTGTTTCTGTAAACTTATGCCAGTTAGTATATTTGATAGTAGACTTAGCTAACCACTTGTACTCATTGTCTTGATAAACTTTACTTACTCCCTTGTACTTTTCACTCTTCGCAATATACTTCCTGTTATCTCTGTGCATCTAGTTCTGATTTTAAATATGATAATATAGATTGTAATGATGTGATCCTAGTCTGCATCGCTTGCTTTAGTCCAGCGCAATAATTTTTTGCGTATGCCTCCTCATTAAGTAAGGAATCTACATGAGCAGATGTGTCACTCTTTTTTATAATTCCATCATCAAACATTACTTTACGGGCAATATCAAATGATCTGTTTGTTTCTGAGGCTAACAGCACAACATTAGACATGAGAGCAGACAACTGTTCTATTTTTTGCATAACCGCATATGGGCTGTGAATGTCTACCTCTTCTGAAACTTTTTTATTTATATATTCTATCATTAGAATAAAGCTAACTGTTCGTGTTCAACAAAATCAATTACTTCCTTGGCTGTGCGTATATAGTATTGATAATCAATCTGATAGTCATCTGCGTCCACATAGTCATTGAACAACATGATGTTCTGTCCTGCCGCAAGTGATACCTTTTGACCATTCTCTTTCACCTTCATTAACGATCCACCTTCCTTAGATGTGGTAATGTAGTATCTATTGATACGTTGTGTAGGCTTGTCCTTGTACTCTACCTTAAATTGTTTACCTACCTTCTGAGACATACAGAAATCATATATGTCATCGTGGTGTTTGATTGTGTTCTCAACAGGTATATCATTTACAAAGTATTCATACAGTGCTTTCTGAATTACAGGCTTGTCAAATCCTTTACCTAGTTTAGTTTCTCTTGCCCAAGCTCCTTTCTCTTTTACTTCACCTGTTGATACACCTTGTTTGTCGCATACGATATTGTAATAACAATTTACATCTCTTCGAATAATCTTATTGAACAGTGTGTATTCTAGGTTCATCTTGGTTCTGTGTTCCCATTCTTTACAAACCTTAGTATAGTCAGCGTACCTAGATTTCTTTACTCGTGATGTAACACCATCTGTATTTGCGCTAATTACTTGAAAGCCAGCAAGTTCTAACATCTCGCACAACATTGACAACAGTAGTTGTCCTGAGATTGTAATGGTGAAGAATACTTTAGGATCATACAGCCAGGAATAATGATTGTTAAGATTACCAAACGTACCATTGAGTGCGAGCTTGTATGTTTCGTTCACTAGCTTATTACCTTCTCGTTTTGCTGTTACTCTTGTCTGAAACATATCTTCATACAGACTGACAAACTCTTGACCTAAGTGCTGTGGACACAGGTTGTATTGAATGATTAGTGATGGGTAATAGGATGTTACGTCTGAGTCGATAAATACCTCATCATCTTCAGGCGTGAGGATACGGCTATCATCCTCTGAATGTAGTCCACCAATACCATAGCTATATACCTTGCCTTTAAAGGTAACTTTCTGTGAGATATTGGCTCGTGTACCATTCTTATAATCTTCCAATAGAGCGTTAAATTCTTTTGTATTGAACCAAACACTTGGAACAATACATTCAGCCAAGGAGAGTCCTTCTCTGTGCGTCCTGAGCTGTCTTATCTCTTGTTCTTTCTTACAAGTCTTGTTTGAGTAGAGGCGAAGCAACAATGAAACACCTGTTGAAACACCGTCTCTGCTCATTACGTTCAGACCATATTGTTTCTCGATACCAACGCGAAGATTAAGCTGATCACCAACGTGTTGTGCTAGATGTTTTGTGAAGATAACATCGTTAAAGTTGTATTTAATCACTTCATCCATCATCGTGGTAGGTATCTTCTCCTCTGGTGTGAATGGTAGGTCTTGTAGTTTTTTCCACTTTAAGGTAACCATCAAAGACTTTAGACTGACTCGTAGCTTTCTACTGAACAGCATACGAATTAAATCAATACTTGTTTCTTCTAGGCTGTATTTACGAATCAAGTCCCACTTCTCCTTACCTTCTTCCATAGTAATGAGATTCTTAGACAGATTGAATATTTTCTTATTGGTGTATCCACTACCTGCCGCAACAATAATTGGGTCATCGTAGCTATGATTGTTATAACCAATTAGTATAGGCTTTGAGTCTAGAAACTCTTGTATCTGTTGCGAATCATTCCTTCGTTCACTAATCTCAAAGACCTTACTGTCTTCTCCCTTGTATGATATAACAACAGCGGAGAAGAAGTTAGGTGCAACTTCGACATCATAAACGTATAGACTCATACTGACGATTTTATATCAAGTACGCTTTCGCATTCCATTAGCTTACCAACTATACCCATGTCATCGACATTGTGCTTGTTATACAAATCAATGTAACCCTTCATAACTTTAACAGCATGGATACAGGTGGCGTGGTCTCTGTTTACAAACGCCCCTGTTTTTTTTGTTGTTTTCATGAGTTGAACATTCATAAGGTACATAACTATATTTCTAGCTAATACTATTTGAGATTTTCTGCTAGTGCTAAGAATATCTTTCTTAGGTATACCAGTTACATCGCTGACAATATTAATAACATCCTCATCTTGTATGTCTACCCTCTGCTGTCCTTTACTCTTTATGCGAATCCACCTCTTCAACAATCGTTGGTGATAGTTTATATCGTCAATCAGATATTTTGCTTCCTCTATGGTCATAATTGGTTTTTTAAAATGGGGGTGAACATAATTCCACCCCCGTATATTAGATATTAAAATGGTAAATCATCCTCAACTACTTCGTTAAGTACCTTATCAGCTGCTTGTTTTCTAGCCTCAAAGTCTTGACCAAGAAGATAACCTGACAGATGTTCTTGCAAAGTGGTGTCGAGTAATTTAGCTGTTTCATTTGTATCTTCAGAAACCTTTTTCAATGCAAAGACTGGTACTTTAAATTTAGTAGAACCTTTCTTACGTTCATCCGATCCTTTTACCTCAACGGCGGCATCGTATATTTCATTTTTGTTATCGTTGAAGAACGAAGTCCACTCACCAAGAGTAGCACCTTTGAGTTGTAGATTAGCAAGTTCTAAGGTATCCCCATCAACCTTCATAGCAACGTACATACTACGAATATATCTAGCACCAAGGCTATTTATTTTGTCCTTGATTTCACCATATATACCATTGAGAAGATCATCCTTAACTTTGAATGCTCTTATCTTTAAAGGTTCGATACGAGTGTCACGTACCTCATTAGACCATATACCACTCTCACTTGCATCATGCCATCCCTTTATGGTTGTTAGCTGGTCGAGTACTAGGAAGGTAATCTTGTCTCCAAGATCAACATTTTTTCCTGCTTCTTTATCGTAGTACATAAACGATCCATTTTTCCAATCGATAAAGTACTTACATGGGTTAGCGTTTCCGCTGTTGTTGTTGTTCTGATTTGAACGGCTCATAATAAATTGAATTTAGTTTTACAAAAATAAGAATTAATTTTAAAATGGTGCTTCTTCATTTGACCATCGGTGATTTAATCGTTGTGAAGTTGGTGATTCTTGTTTTACTTCAACACTTTTACCCCAATATTCCTGGACAGGGTCAACATTATTACAGGTATAGCCACAAGCATTCTTGTTGAATATCATCTCAACTGGCTCATCCTTTGGTGTGTGCTTACCACCTGTTTCTGTGTCTTTTATTTTGTCCACATGAATTTCTGTTACTCTCCATCGTGCCTCATCTTTTAGATCTCGGTGTACGATAAGAAAGTCATCTGTTTTATTTGGTTTGTTTTGACCACCTTCAACATCATGTTTAGTAGGAACAGCTTGATCTCCCTGGCTTCGGTTAGTTCGTGCCGCAGTAGATGTGATGTGGTCTGTAATCCAAACAGATGAGTAGTTACTCTTGAATGTCTGTAGCTTGTTTAGGTTGCGCTTGTTTACACTGTACTCATTCTCACCCATTGGTAACTCGAATGCATTGTATGGGTCACCAATTACAACATCATACTCATACCCTTCGTCATAGACAATCTCACACTTGAGCAGGAAGTCATTGATAGTATGTTCACGTTTGGCAGTCATAAACTTAAAGTGATCAGCAACAAACTTACTTGCTTTTGTGTGATCATCCACATCAAACAGTTTAACACTCTTACCGATGTAGTATTCTTTTATCTTCTTACGGACATGACCATCACTGTTTTCTTTTGAGTACACAAGAAACTTCCATTTGTGAAACATTCCAGCAAGAACAGCGAAGTACCAAACAACATAACTCTTACCTACATTGTCACGTGCCGCAATCCAAACCAATGTATTCTTCTTGAACAACCAATGCTGGTCAAGTTTAGGTATACCTGTAGACAGACCCATCTCCAAAGAACCATTGATGAATGCCCATTCGTACTCATCCATCTCAACATCATCAGCCATGAAGTCATAAGAACCATCACTTCTACGTGTGAAGTCTATAGCTTTTTCAATCTCTTTAGCTTCGTTGAGTGGTCTGTTCTTACCATGCTCGATACCATCCTTAATAGTCTTCTTTGCCAGGTTAAGGTCATCAGGACTCTTTTTCTTTATCTCCGTAAGTATATGGTCGAATGCTTCCTTCTCTGTTAACATACCAATAGCAACATAACCACCAAGTAAATTAGATGCACTAAGTAGTGTGTCATGCTTGTTACCATTCTTACCTGCACGAGTGTGTGCAATCATAGTCGAGGTAATGTCTAAGGCTCTCTGTTTCTTTCTGTCTTTTTTATTCTTCTTCCAATCAATATACTGGTCATCTGTTAATGTCTTGTCCCAGACCAATGAATGTGTATTGGTATAAATATTAGGATCATGTGATTCAAAACAGAGTCTAGAAAGATTCTTAGATGATGTGTCTAGTTCGGGATAACGAGACAATATAGCATTGTAATACTGCGTATGCTTCTCAAGGTTAGGTGGACATTGTACTAATGCCTTTACACCATTACCACTAGGTGATTCCCATGCAGCATAAATGTAACTGTCTTTGCTTAGTTGCATCTTCTTTATCTTAACATCAACATCATCAAAGTCAAGTACAAAGAAACCTGAATGCTCAACTAGATTGTCATCTGTTCTTTTATCACCATTTATTACACCTGCAAATACAATACATGGTAATTCTGTTTTTTCTGTTTTACCTGACCTAATGGATTCAATAAGTTTTTTATGTTTATCACTTTTGATTCTATCAAGTGCAACACTAACAGTTGTATGGTGCGGAGTATTGCTCCGCATATGTTTATATGCTGTAATCATTTTTTGTTATCTATTATAAATAGTATAATAATTATTATCCAAATCATGTTTGCTTTATTAGATTCTGAGAGTGGTCAAGAAAGCAAGTTACCCCCTACCCCCTGGAAGAGGATAACCTTTCTCTGACCTTTTGCTCAATTGAGTTCTTTCGATTAGGTTGATAGTGGGAAGCAAGTTACCAGAAGACCCGTTACTATCATTTAACAGCACACAGTTTGGTCTCACTTCCATCGGTTGTTTCTGCATGGGATACCGATCTACCCCATTAATATGTTTGGCAAATATATAATTAGTTTTTAGTATACCAAACATATTCCAACAATTTTGCTTCGAGTTCTTCTTGATTGATATGGGACAGCTCTTCGTTACTGAGATGTCTACCATATGCTAACAGTATTGCTTCTTCTAAATTCATCCTATTGATAGATTGTGTTGCAGTTCATAGACCTTCCTTCTTACCTTTTGCTGGTCTATCTTGTGCAACTTGTTAAACATTGTTGATTTGGTTAGATGAATGCCATAGGTATCTGATAGCTTATGGGCAATTTCTTTTACTTCTTTTGGTCTCATATTGCTTTTAAATTCAGTCTACTTAGATTATTTAGATTGGCATAGGTGTCAACAGCTTCCCACTTAGTGTAAGCTACCACTTCCGCAATCTTTACATTGTTAGAATAGATACTAAACTTCTTTTTACTTTCCATCGATAATGACTTTAAGTAGTTTGATTAACCTATCCTTGTTCTCAATAGATGACTGCTCCAGCAGAATAGAAAGACGT